ACCGGTTGAAGTGTGTTATACACACCTAACTCAAAGTCTGTTTCTGACGCCCCATTGGTTGTACGCCACCAAGGTGATGGGAAACCCTGAACCAACGGTTTATTAAATTCGTAACCTTGTTTTAATCCGGTATTTGCATTAAGCCCCATGGTATATCCAAAATAACCTTTCCATATAACACTAAAAAATAACTCGCTAACAGGTCTTTTTTGATTATCTAAAACCCCATTTAGGTCGATGTCTTTATTATAAGACAACGTATAAGACTGACTACCCTCAATCGTGGAAACTCTAGATTGTTTATTTGGTGTAAAGTTTTTACTCTCATATTTTTTTTTAACCCCAAAACCATTTTGTTCAAATCCAGCTTTAGTTAAAACAGTATTATCAACATTAGTTAATAACTTATGCCGTCTAACATAATAACTTGACAAAGTCTCTCCACTTATATTAATATTAATAATCCTTTTAAAACAACCGACCGCCCCATCATTAAAAGTAGAACCAGTATATCCCACATTAATAATGTTAAATATATATTCATCGGAACCATAAAAATCGTCACCTAAAGACGTAACTTGGAAGGTATTAACCCCATCGTAATTTAAAGGTGAGTTTACCCCTGCAACAGTTTCCGATAGTTCTACATATTCACCAACATATAAATTATGTTTAACCACGGAACGAAACGATATAACATCTAAACCATTATTAGTGGTATTATTTATTATAAATGGTAATCCATCAGATACGTTCCAACTATATGGAATCGGAGATGGTAACCCATACCCATCAAAATGACATTGAATAGGTTTTTCATATAAATTATCGTAAGGATATGAAACGAAATGGTTCCAATTATAGGTAGACGCACTTTTGGTTATAAAATCAATATGATTATCAGGAGGTGCAGTATAACCTGTAACATTATAATCAGTTCTAATAAAATCAAACTCGTTATATTGTAAAAACCCTTTCCAAGATACCGCAGTACTTCCCGAAGAACATTGTGCTAATAAATCATTAGTGGAGTCAACATAGGATAAATTATTTTCTAAAGGTACATAGTTAGTAGAACCTGTATAGGCGTTTTTAAAAATTATTGAGAATTTACCACTCGGTCTGAACACGGTTGAACTTTGTCTCTCATCATCGTAGACTTGTTGTAATCTTATATTTACAGACCTATCAAACTCATTATTAATTTTACTATTCTGAACTAAAGGAACATTCAAATATAATTCCGTCTCAGGAGCCGACTTATATCTTAACGAACCTAAAACAATCGTAGTATCAATTCTATTACCCATATTAATCTATTATTATTTCAGTATTTATAAATTTTTGTCTAAACCTATCAAAAGCAGAACCACCTTGTCTTAATCCAAAATAAAAGTGAAAGGGACCTCCAACAGTCACCCATTCAGTCTTCGCGTTACCCCCCGCAACATTTAAGTCCCAATTAGACGTAGATTCATCAATATCCAAATCCGTATCACCACTAACTGAGTATATATAACCCTTATCAGAATTAGTATAATTACTCCCACCATTCGTCCTAAAATACCTTGAAAGTGGGTTTAACCTATCTAAATCTTGATACCTATAAGAGAATAAACCTGAATTATTTACAGTACCTAATTGTTCTTTTTGCCAAGTATTTTCTTGGTTACCAAATATCCCACCATTATCAGCATCTCCATCAATATACCATTGATACATAGGAATAACTTGAGAAAAAACATTTATATCGTTGAAAGAACAACCGTCAACAACAGATGTAAAAGGGTTTAGTATTTGTCGTTTAGGACTTATATAATCTCTTGTTTGTGTGTTAGACGAGAAGAAAATACCCATAACCGCATTGTTACTATTAGCATCATTAAAAAATATTGGATTTTGATATCCCGGAGGATTGTCCGGATAATTAGAAGCCTGAAAAGGAGCCACACCTAATTCTGAACTAATCGAAATTATTTGAGAGTAGTCACCATCAAAACTAAGTTTGTGTCTACTAAAATAACCTATTATGTTTAATGACCCTAAAACATTTCGTAAAAACCCTGAATTTATTAACCTACTTATAACGAATAAATTTAATATATTATCAACTTCCCCGTAACTAGTCTCTTTTAATTTGTTTACAATATACCCGTCGTAATCGTCCGATAAGGCAATTTCTTGTATAAACGCATTAATAGGTCCTAAATCCATCATAGTAGTAGGATATTTAATACCATCACCATCACCAACAAATTTAGGAGTAACCGCATCATAATGATAAGGACTACTTCGATAGTAAAAATTAAACGTATCATCTAAGTATATGTTTTTTCTACAATAATTACTTATTGGTTGGTTAGGATTTGAAGAAGTAGGACTTGTAAAGAACACATCATTCGAGAATGGAAAAGCAAACAAAGTACCATTAATCCAATTATTATTAAACCTATGTGAATAAACATTCCTACAAGCGGCCAACGCTATCATATTTCTAGATATCCACTCAGGTAACATTTCCAAATCTTTTATCAATGATAAGAAAATTCTTGTCACGAAAATATAACAACCCCCCTTAAAAATTCTTTTACCACCGCTTTTATAACAACCGGCCGGATAAGGTTCAACCACCATGTTACCACTACTACCATCATAACAATCTAAAGGGGCGGAATTTTGACACGTAAATGATTGTATAATACTACTGATAGCCTCTATATTTGTTGTTGCTTCATCAAAATCATCAAAAGATTCATTTCCAGCACCCATTGTACTTCCTTGAGTCGAACTAACCCCAACAACACCTGTACTAGGTATTAGATACATTGATAAGGTTGGGTTTTTTTGTAATGGGGCGGCGTTACAACAAAATTCAGTTGGTACTGTTGAAATAGGTAATCTATCACCTCTCATCACTATTTGATTACCTAAACCACCATTTCCTAAAGTATAATCTAATGTATTACCCGTTGTATTATAAATTGGAGAATAAAAATATGTTTGAGTTGTTTCAAGATTTAATCTAGTACCATTCCAAATAAAATCGATACCCATCAAAGATGAACCTTCGACAATTTCGTTTGGAAAATACCCTTTGTTTTGAGAGCTTGTAGTGCTATTATTAGTATACTGACCTTTATCTAAATGTAATACGCCTCCCGTAGTATCAGTTTTCCATTCTTGACTAAACCGATTACCATTCTTCACTTTTAACCCAGCACCATTAGCAACCCCATATGTACTAACAAGTGGTGGAGCACTACCAAAACCACAATCCGGTCTATAAGCCGTAGAATTATTATCTAAACTAGAATAATAACTAATTGTATTAGAAGAAAAACCACTGTATTCACCAATATTTATATCTATGGTAGCCCCGGGAACACCACTACCGTCAGGAAACGGTACTGGATATGAGACCAACGAAGGTTGATATAGAAATGAATCGTGATATAAGTTTTGTGAACTATAGGTGTCAGTACTAACATTAGAGTTAGATAAATCACTTGATTTATGACTAACATTTTTAAACTCACCATTAATTGGTATATTTAATCTGTAATTACCACTAACTTTTTTATTACCATAAGTGTTATAACCAAATATCAGACTTAAATCGTACTCTATTTCGGTAGGAAGCGAGTAAGGGTCAACACCCCTATTTAAAATTAAAACAATGTTTTCCGAGGTATCTCTAACATTATCAATAGGTTTAGTTAAAAATATACTATTGGGTGAAAAAGTAAGACAACTATCACCAACTTGGACGAAACCGCTATTATAATTAGAAGTATTATATATTTTACTTGTATTATTAAGATATCTAACATTAAGTGAATTACTTAATTGTGTGACACAATCGGTATTAAATTCATCATAAGTCATACTCGTTATGACTTGAAAATATTCAATATCAGTAGGGAACTTATGAAAATCAACACTCTGAGTATCACCCGTTGGTTGACTAATATTAGTGTAAGTTGTACTATCATTACCAGTACCATCTAACCTTGACCAATTAACCGTAACTGAAGGTATAATAAACTTTCCCGGATTATCGAGGTTTCCGGTAGTACCAGTTATCACACCCGTTTTTGTACTACCTGTTACAGAGTTGTTACCATAATCATTAATTGCGGGTAACCCATTCACATTAATATCCTTAGAATAAGATGGGTTTTGAAAAGATAATAATTGTCCCGGACTAAAACGACTTAGAGTAGATTTATTACATATTAAAATAATAGTATTATCATAATGGAATTTACCGGGTTCAACAGTAGGGTTAAATTTAACCTTTACTCTATTAACACCACCACCGGGGTTACCATAACCCGCATTCTGATTAAAGTATTTGGCTTTAGTATTAAAAAGATTTACCCTGTCAGCAATAGGTAAACTTAAGGTATGATACCATCTATAATCCACCTCTTCATTATTACTAGGTCTTGTATAAACAACCTCAACCGGAGTTGGTACACCTATCCCACTCGGACTAGGAGTATCACCTCCAATATATTGATTACCAGCTAATAGACTCGTTATACCTTCTTTTATAGAAGGGTTAAATAAAGATAATATACCTGAAGGTCCAGCGATTGAGTCAGTTGGAGAAACATATTTAAATGCTGAAGTAGTACTTAGTTGTGTAATTGAGGTACCTAAATATAGTTGATTCACAGGAGTATCGTCCACTACAATTGTTTCACACGGAATAAACTCGTTTTCATCTAACCCCCCCGTTTCATATTCACCATCGTCAGGTGTTTCCTCAGGTGGTAAACCGTTAGTGTCACTACAATCACACATTTTACAATCAGGGTAAGTTAATAAAGGTAAAGATATTCCCTTTAATTCCATCTTCCATAGTTGGGCCAGAAGTAAACCTAAAGCGATACCAATTATTACATATAAAACAATCATAGCGGCAAACCCAATTATCATAACTATAGCATATGGAACAGCCCCAATTATTAATAACGCATAATTAATTATTTTCGCAGCAGCCCATAAGATTAGTAATGGAATTAAAGCAACTCTAAGAATCCAAATAGTAAAATATAATAAATGTAATAGAATTACTAACGCGAAAAATATTGGTGTTAGGATAATACTGATAAATGCAAAAATAATATATAATATATCAAACCTTAAATTACCGTCGTTAGTTGGGAATTTATTATTAGTACTGTCACATTCACCATCTAAAATATTTTTAATACCAACATACCTTTCTATTCCACTACCCTCTCTCTGTTCATCAATAAATTGAGAGACCGTATAAACTTTATTATAAACCATAGGGTAAAATCTATCCTCACAATCTATAGCTTCTTGTATCATAGCTAAACCTGTTAGTGTATTAACGTCTCCGTATTCACCCCAATCTAAACTAAATGCGTAAGAATTTGCTTTGTCTGTAAGATTAACTGATGAACCTGCCGGATTCCAACCATATTCCTTAACATTAGGAACTAAAAAATAACCTCTTTTAACCGGCTCACTAAGAGTGGGTGTTTGACCCCATTTAACTTTAAAACGATATTTACCTGATGTAGGTATACCGATTTTTGGGTCATTAGATATAACTTTCTCACCAAATTCATTAGTCGTAACATAATCTAAGTTCATAGGTACATCCAATAACCAAGTACCATTTTCATCGATAACCAAACCTCCTTGGTCTAAGTCAACACTTTCCAATATTGGTCTACCATCTTCATCTTGGAATATAGTTTGTCTAATCGCTAGTATTTCACCTGAATTAGTAGTTAAATTACATAGATAACCTAGTTTACCTTTAGGTTTACAATTTCGTCTAACGGGTGAATCATCAGGTGATGATATAATCGAACCCATAAAAACAGATGTTGGTCTTATATCAATATTAGACTCCCCACTTAAATCAAAATCAGTTCGATTTATACCTAAATCACATAAGTCTTCTTGACCCCATAAAGGCTCTACTTGGATAGTCTTATTTATATTAACAATCTGAGGTAACGCTCTTAAATTTTCACCAACTTTAAAATTAGTACCGGCAACTTCTTGTTCGGTAGCAATACCCATTCTAATTAAATCCTGAGGTGATAAAGAAAACTCCCCAATATCCGATAAATCAACATCCATTACAATTTGGTGACTCCCGACAGGAACCCCAAATAACATAAAATCACCACTGTCATTAGTTGTGGCAGTATACTTGTAGTACTTATCAAAAACTTCAATTAAATTAGGGTCAACTAACACATCATTCCTATCAAAAAACGTTCCTGTGGCCCTATGTCCATTATACGAATTTTTATATGGTAATAAATTATATCTATAACCATCTTCATTAACATCGTTTAATGTCTTATAAGGGTATAATTCACTAATAATAGGGTTTTCCTCATCCTCACTTTCAAGAGGAATAAAGATAGAAACTTTAGCATTTGGAATACCAAAACCGTTATTTACACTAACACGACCAATAATAACCCCATAGTCGGAACATTGTCTAGTGTATATTTCACTTTGTAATAATTTTAACGATAAGATTTCCAAATATTCGAAATCCTGCTCAATTTGTACGTTAAGTGATTTATCGAGCCCGGGTTCGGTCCTTATTCTATATGATTTAGACATCGTTTCTTTTATTGATAAATAGTTTATATATCATTTTAGAATGATAACTTAATATGTTTTAAAATAAACCTACACCATAAAACATAATTATTTTGAATTCCTACATAAAAAGTTTTGTATGTCGTTAATTACTAAGGTTGTTATCTCATTATCTATCGTGGTATGTTCAACCCCCGCAATCTCGAGATTACTATAATTAGTATAAATATTACCCTCAGATAAAACTACTTGACCACCTGAATTAGTAAAAAACCTTAATTTATCGGACCATTTTGGTGAGGTATAATTAATAATATTTTTAACGTTTTTTTGAACTACGAAATCATAGTTATTATATTTTTTATTCGAAGTATCTAATAGTATCACTAAGTCCACACTAACATTTATTTTATTTAACTCTTTTAACGCTTGAACAATATTATACGCCCCTAAACTATGACCAACTAAAATAATTTTACCATTTGGTTTAGATAACTTAAAGTCATTTACCATATTAATTATACGAATTGGAGTTAGGTTAAATGAGTGAGTTCCGACGTAAGTCATGACTTGGGTTTTCTCATCCTCCACGTAACTCTCAACCAACCCTAAACCATCATAATCTCGAGATGAGGTATTGTCAACTTGAATTTGATTATCTTTAATAGCATCTTTAACCGGATTGTTAGCCCCCTGAATTACAATAACTAAATTTTCACTACTTTTATTAATTAACTCAAACTGATATTTAACCACCTCATAATTTTGTCTATCAGTTATATTTATAATTTCAAATATAACCAAGAATGACATCATAAATATTATCACATAATTTATTACATTATGTTTTATTTTTTTTATTAGATAGATAAAAATAAATAAATAAACCCATAGTTTTAAGTTTAGAAATAAACCTGAAAAGATAGTTTGGACCCAACTACCATTGTTTCCCTTAATAAAATCGATAAACGTGTTTAAAGTATCCATATTATTAAAATACAAAATATTTTAATAAAATAAATTGTTAAGAGAAGTTCACATTCTTAAGATTCTTAACTCTAACGTTAACATCCCTATTAGGAAACCTTAATTGATAAGTTTGACTTGGTTCGGCAAAAATAGTGTCATCAACTAAACCAATTTGTCTAGTATCAGAATCTGAATACTTTTGGGAAGTCTGAGAAGAAGAATATTGACCCCCAACTTGATTAAATATTTTAATGTCGGATAATGATATAACACCATTTTCCGATTGTAATAATCTTCTTAAATCTGAAATGTATACATTTTCTCCCATTTCTCTATTTAAAGGACTGAAAAAATCTGTAACAATATTAATAATATTAGAAATTACAGTACCTTGATTTTGACTATTATCCAACACGACATCCACATCAACCGATAAATCAATAACATTAGCAGACTCGATAGATATATAATCATTCATCATCCTATAATTAGATAAATAATTAGCCACATTATTTTTTAAAGTTTCGGAAACAACTTCAGTAAGTTGGGCTGATTCATTATATGATAACATTTTAATATTAATCTTATTATTATTTTCAGTTATCGCCACTTTAGCCGGAGCTCCAAATTGTGAAGGCATAGTCCTAAGAATAGCGTTGTAATCATTAACAGTGACAGCTCTGTTTTGAGATGAAAAATTAAAACCAACTAAATTTCTAACTTCTTCTATCGTCATAATATTTGCTCCTCCAATAGCCGCAGTAACATTAGTACATCTTAAAGAATTGGTAACACTCGTGTTTATATTTTGAGAAGGTCCGTTTACGAAAAATGATATAACACCGATTTGATTAATAACATTTACACCTAAATTACTACCTAAACCACCCCCAATTCTATATTGTATAAATAATGTACTGTTAGACTTAAGTGTTGAACCTAACGCAAAATTATTAGAATATTTATTTAAATTAAGTTTATACCCATTTCTTGCAAATTCTCTTAATTGTTCATCTGCGGATTGACTACCACCACCAAATGTCATCTTAAGATAACCTTCCGGAGTATACTCACTAATAAATTTATCATTTGTAGTAATATACCTACCTACCTTAATACCGGGGTTATCAGAAACCTTAGAAGGGTCTTCAATAAATACTTTATCCTCAACTAACGCTTTAACCTCATACCATCGATTATTTAACGCTAAAAACTCTTGAGCCGGTGGTACATTAGCATATTGTGTACCGTCTTTTAGTAAAACACTAGTAATACCCAATATGTTTTTTTCAGGTAAAAATATTTCATAAAATGGTCTTACATCGTTAGATGATATTGTTTGTTTAAAAACTTTAGTAATACCATTAACCACCGTTTCTCTTTTAACTATTGTATAGTTAAGTAATTTATTGTTAGAATCAAAATTAGGTATTTTTAATCTGTTAGGTGTACCATCACCACCAACATTTGAAGCAAAATCAATATCATAAACTGTTTCAAAAACTTGACCTGCCCCAATGGATTGAGAACCTCTTCTTAATATACCACAATACCTCAAATCCTCTTTATCTCCGAAAGCCGGTACCGTGATAGAAAAATCGACTAAAGCAACTGATGGTCTTTGTCCCGGAATTTTTAACCCATATGTTCTAGCGATATTAAATACCGAAGATTTTTGTTGTGCGTATTGAAGAACTGTTTCTTGAATACTTCTATCTATATTAAATTGTAAATTATCTGTTACCGCCGCATTTAAATCTAATAAAACTGAAAAGACTGACGCGTCATTTACATTTTCAATTAAATCCGGATAATAAGTTCTTGTAAAGTTAATTAACTCCGTCCTTATCCCTTGGAAGTCCCTTGTCGTATATGAAATTTTCTTATTACCCATAATATTTAAATGTTAATGATTATAAAATCATTGCTACTGAATGCACTGTTATTTATTGTATAATCTATCTTAACTTTAGCCGTATGTTCTTTAGTCTCTAAACCCGGAACTTGATATACATTATTTTCAATAGACGGTATTTCTTCAGAAGCCGGTTTAATAGTGACTTCATTTAAAGTAATTCCCGGCATAAATTCATCAACAGCTTCTTTTATTTCCGCTTGTATATCTGAAAAAGTTGGACCATCCATAGGTTCAAAAATAAACTCATATAATCTAGTACCAAAAGTAGGTAAAAAATATCTACTACCTTTACGAGTTAATATTAAATGTATTAAATCAGTTCTAATCTCTTCATCATTATTTTGAGTTAGTTCTAAAAACTTACCCTCAACAGAATCTAAAAAAGGAAATGTAATTCCGTATGTTGTACCATTTGCCATATCGATAAATATATTGTCTTACTTATTTATTATAAATACCAACAAATAAAAAATCGTGACATACCATTAAAGACATATCACGATTTGTTAGTTTGGTTTATTCTTTATTCACAACTAACACATTCTAAGATATTTCTTGAGAATGCTTGAGCAGAATTCTGTGAGAATTGGTAGTATAATGTCTTGACACCTTCTTCATGAGCATATAGATATAATTGATTAATATCTTTTGCCGGAATTGAAGGGTGAATCATAAGATTCAAACTCTGAGATTGGTCAATATACTTTTGTCTTTGAGCCGCTTGTAAAATAATTTCTTTAGGTGTAATCTCCAAGAAAGTTTTAAAAACATCTTTAGTGGGGAAATCTAAATGTTGAACCGACCCATCTTTTCTAAGAATAGTATCCCAAACTTCAGGTGTGTTTATTTCATATTTATCTAATTCAGCAATTAAATAAGGATTTTTATAAACCGTTTTAATTTTAGCCAAATCTTTAACGAAGTAGTTAGATTTAATTGGTTCAATTCCCATACTTACTTGACCTAAAATAAATGAACTTGACTTAGTAGGTGCTATCGCCACTAAAGTAGTGTTAGCAAAACCATCTCTTATCGATTTATATTTTTCAGGATTCCTGTTGAATAACTCTTGAGACGCTTTGTCGGTTCTTTCTTTTAGAGTCTCAAAAATTAGATTATTGTAGTACTTACTATCTATTGATTCAAAATCAATTAATTTTGACTGTAAAAATGAGTGATACCCTAAAACACCAACACCTATCGCTCTATGGTCTTTAGCGAATCTCCAAGCCCTCTTCATACCAGCCATGTTATAAGATTTAAATATGAATTCATCAAGAACGGCATTTAGAAACTGAGTATAGACCTCAATAGCATCTGTTTTCTCAATCTCTTCCCAATGTAATAGGTTAATAGACCCAATACAACAAACAAACGAGTTAAAACTATCAGTCGGTAACTGTATTTCAGAACATAAATTAGAGGCTGTAATCTCTAAACCTAATTCCTTGTAAGGAGTATTATTATTTGTATTATCTTTAAACATAATATATGGAAAACCAAACTCACTTCGTCTTTGAATTACTTTAGCCCATATTTTACGTTTGCTAGAATCACCTTCTTTCATCTCTTTCATCCACTCATCAGTTATGGTAACACCGAACTGTAAGTTTTGAATTGGATTACCTTCAGTACCGATATCTAAAAATTCCGCGATATCTTCATGTTCTATCGGTAACCACACCGCACAAGCCCCTCTTCGAGCTTCAGATTGTTTACATACGTCAACCGTAGTATCATACAATCTAGAATAGTGTAC